TCTATACTCATCTGGTTTATCAGTAGTTTTCTGAGGAAATGTTTTTGGATTCTGTGGGTTCATTTTGTTACTTGCCCTGGCCATTGACCTCTAGGTAAAAATGTATGTTTTACAATATCATCTTTTTGATTTCTATTTGTAACAACATATGCCTCTATCAAATCATAATTATTTTCTTGTGCCCAAATAACTCTTTTGTTTCCTGTATGCACACCATAACCCTCTACAAAATCACCTTCTAAATTATGTCTTGGCCATCTTTTAGACTTCATTGGTTCCCAATAATTATCTAAGTGTACTAATATAACAGGCCACATCATACCTACACTTTCAATACTTTCTGTAAATGGTTTCATTTTATCTTCAAGCCAATTTCTAGGTGCCGTAATAAGGATATCTTTCACAGGAAACATTTGTGTTTTTAATTTAGGTCCTTCTTGAAATATTGTTGAAGGAACACGATTACTTGCTTCTAATATTTTCATAACCACATCTCGCAATATAATAAGCATCCACAATGTCTGTTACAGGATTAGATAGTGTTTGCATATCAAATGTTTTCATCAAATCTGTTTTAGTATCTTTACAAAATTGTTCATACATCAATTCTTTATTTGCATTGCCTTTGTCTGTTGCAAACTTTTTAATAATACTCGGTACAATAATGTCATACCCTATTTTTTTCTCTTGTAGTGAATATTTTAATATGCCACAGTTTTCTGCTATTTGAAATATAGCTTGACCTTTACTACCATAAGAATATCCTTCTATGTGTACAACAGTCTTACCATTAAATAATTCCATATCACCATAACTTCTAAGTGATAGATATGCCCATTTAGATATATTTGTAAATCTTTCTATGGGGTCAGTCCATTCTTTGTATTCACTACCTATTATATTTTTACCAAAATTACCAATATATTTTTTCTTAGAAGATACATAATAAAATTTACAGTTTTCAAATGATAAGTCGCCGGTTGCAATACAAATTGCTGGCGAATTTAAACTGTAATCAATCCCAATCGCTTTTATCTTCTTCATCTATAAATGCCTCATCTTCTAGTTCATGTCCACAGAATGGACAAGTTAAAGGTGCTGATGGATGTTCGGCATCCCACCTTACTTCATACGGCGTATCGCAATTATCACATTCTATATTCAGGTATTGATATTCAATCATAATTTAAAGTTACTAAATGTATCCTTCTCTACATCTTGTTTAATACCACCAATAACATAACTTTCAATTTCTGTTTCTTGTGGTGCATTTTGTAATGACTTAGAATTTAACCAATGACTTATCCATGGTAGTGGATTAGTTTTTTGGTCATACTTAGGTTCTAAACCTATAGTTCTCATTCTTCTGTTTGCCATGTGTTCTATAAATCTATGTAAAAGTTTTTCAGACAATCCTATCATAGAACCTTTTGTTAATAAGTATGTTGCCCAATTCTTTTCTTCTTGTACTGCACTATCATACATATCATAAACTTGTTGTTCAGTATCTTTAATTACTTGTAACATAACTTTGTCTTGTTCATGTTCACGATAGTTGTTTATTATTTTTTGAGATATTGCTAGATGTTGTGATTCATCTCTTGCAATAAATGATATAATCTTAGCACTACCCTCTAGTAATTTTAATTCGCCAAATCCAAATGAGCAAGCAAATGATACATAGAATCTAAGACCTTCTAAAATATTTACTGTACATAATGCGAGCCATAATTTCTTTTTAAGTTCATATTCATTTACATCTTGACCCATGATTTTTTTATAACCTATTTCAATTAAGTCATCATATGCTTTTGTAACTGACTTTGCTCTTTGTTCTATCTTTTCATCTTCTATTATAGTATCAAACACTTCATTAGGATTAGGATATAAGTTCTTTATAATATATGTGTATGACCTAGAGTGTATTGTCTCCATAAAATCCCATGTGATTAGACATGATTCTAATTCAGGTAAACTACAGAAAGGTAAAAATGCAAGTGCTGGTCCTCGACCTTGTACACTATCTAACATTGTTTGATATTTTAAATTAGATGTAAATATAAACTTATGTTCTTCTCTTAGATTTTGATAATCATTTCTATCTTTTTGTAAAGATACTTCTTCAGGTCTCCAAAAGAAACCTAATTGTTGTTGTGTAAGTTTATCAAATATAGGATACTTAAATGTATCATATCTTTGTACTGCTAAATCTTTACCAAAGAACATTGGTTGTTTAGTAAAGTCTAATCCTTTTTCTTTGTTAAAAACACTTTTCATATTGTGCATGATTCACACTCCTCTTCTTCTGTTAGTTCTTCTTCCTTGTATGTTGAATCATCCTCTAATACATCAGGTTTATCATCTTCATCTGTTTTACCATCATATGTATTTTGATAGTAAGAAGTTTTCCAACCCAATTTATAAGTAGTCAAAAGGTCTTGTGCCATTACTGATAATGGTACTTGATTCTCCTCATAGTCTTCTGGATTGTATGACCAGTTGCCTGATATTGCCTGGTCAAAGTACTTCTGCATTACTGCAACGATATTTATATATCCGGTGTTTCCACCCATGCCCCATAGTAAAGTGTATTTACTTTTCAACGATAAGTATTGTGGCACTACTTGTTTAAGAGGTCCTTGTTTAGACTTCTTAACAGATAAAAAGTCTCTAGGTGGTTCAATGCCGTTAGTTGCATTAGAAACCACACTAGAGGATTCTGATGGCATTTGAGCTGATAGAGTGCTATGTCGGAGACCATGCTCAGTTATATCTTTCCTTAATGATTCCCAATCACAAGATAGTTTACGATTTATAATCTCATCTACCTCTTTCTTGTAAGTATCAATAGGTAAGACGCCATCAGAATATTTTGTTCTATCAAAGTATTCACATTTACCTTTTTCTTTTGCAAGTGTATTACTTGCTTTCAATAGATAATATTGAAAGTGTTCTGTTAATTCATCTACGGCATCCCATGCCCCTTGTTCATCATATTTGTATCCTGTTTTTGCCAAATAATGTGCAAGTCCTATATACCCAATACCTAGACTTCTTCTAGATTTTGTACTGACTTCAGCTGCCTTTACAGGGTATCCTTGATGGTCGATTATCTCATCTAAAGCTCGCACAGACAAGTCGCATAGAGTGTCTAGGTCATCAAAATAGACTAGTTTACCTACATTGATAGCACTTAGTATACATAGAGCGATTTCCCCCTCACCATCAATGTGTTGTAGTGGGTCTGTGGGCAATGTAATCTCTTGACATAAGTTTGACATTCTGATTAAATCTTTAAATGATGAGTGAGTATTGCAATGGTCAATATTCATAATATAGATACGACCTGTTTCTGCCCTTTCTTTTAACATGGACATAAACAATTCTTGTGCATTTATCTTCTCTTTATGTACTGAAGTTTTTCTTTCTGCAGCCACATATAATTCATCAAATTTATCTGTACCCCAATTTTCATATAGTTCAGGTACTTCATGTGGTGAGAATAATGTTATGTCTTCATTCTTAATAAATCTTTCATAGAATAGTTTTGATAATTGTATTGAGTAGTCTAGTTTTCTAACTCTGTTATCATCACTACCTTTATTATTTTTTAAAACTAATATGTCTTGTATTTCTTGGTGCCATATTGGAAAATGTACTGTTGCACTTCCACCTCTTACACCATTTTGTGTACAACATTTTACAGTTGCCTCAAACTTTTTCAAGAAAGGAATAACACCAGTATGTTGTACTTCACCACCCCTAATTCTAGAATTGATACCTCTAATACGACCTGCATTGATACCTATACCTGCTCTTTGAGCAACATATCTACCTATCGCCATGTCTGAAGAAAATATAGATGGTAATGTATCATCACTATCTACTAATACACATGAAGCATATTGTTTAAGTGGTGTTCTTACACCTGCCATAACTGGTGTAGGAATATTAATTAGATGTTTACTAATTGCACGATAATATTTTTTGATGTATGTAAGTCTTGTGTCTTTTGGATATTTGTGAAATACTGTAGCGGCGATTAACATATACATAAACTGTGGCGTTTCATATATCTCTCCTGTACTTCTATCTTGCACCAGATACTTATCCATGACTTGTCTTAGACCTGCATATGTAAATTCATAATCTCTTTCATGCACAATCCATTGTTCCATTCTATCCCAATCTCTTTTATCATACCACTTTAATAAATCTTTATCATAGACACCTAACTTGACACCCTTTTCTACTTGTACATGTATGTGTGGGTGGTCCCAAAGTTTTCTGTTTAATGATTTTCTTAGACCAAATAAAAGTAATCGAGCTGCCACATATTGATAGTTTGGTTTTTCTAATGATATTAAATCTGCGGCTGACTTAATTAGTATTTGTTGAATCTGTTGTGTTGATATGCCATCGTGGAATTGTAAACCACTATTCATCTCTACTTCTGAAGCCGATACTCCGGTTATGTCTTCACATGCATGTTCAACCATCTCATGTATTTTTTCAATATCAAGAGGAACTTTACCACGCCCATTTCTCTTGATTACATATATATTATGTTCTGTCATATTAGCACTCTCTTATAAAAATCAAGTTTAGCCGTTGCAGCTAAACCGTTAAATGTATTGTTGATTATGATATCAGATATCTGCTCAGAAGTCAAGTCTGAGAGAATCATATCATTAATATCTTTTTCTTTTAAGTCATCAGGCCAAATAACTATACTGTAACCTTTGTTGATTACACTATACATTTGTTTGATGATTTCCCGATTTCTCGGTTCGTTATCATATATATAAGTTATTTGCTCTTCAGGTAGAGATTTTTTTATATTTTTTAAGTCTGCACCAGCGGCCGCCAAACAGTTGTCTAAAAACAGACTATCTAGAGGACCTTCTACTATAGAAATTGGTTTTAAAAAGTTTACTCTTTCAAGACCATAGACTTTTTGTTTACTTTCATCTAACTTAATAGTGATATATTTAGGTTGTTCTTGACCAAAAGCACGACCTTGAAATGCAAATAATCTACCTGATTCATCATAGAAAGGTATAATCAATCTAGGATAATCTTTATTAGTATTTTTGAATGTACCTGGTTTAACTTTATTAACTAGTGTCATAAACTTATCACAAAAATATAATAAGTCTAATTTGTTTTCAGGTATCTTTCTATCTAATACAAACTTTCTAGCTGGGTGTATATCATCTAGTTCTGAAATCTTTGTGCCTATATCTGGTGCTACAATTACTTTGTCAAATTTAGGTTTAAAATCTACTTCTTGTTTCTTAGGTGGTTTCTTAAATTTTTCTAAACAGTATTCAGTATATAATTTTTGGTCTTTATCTTTTATAAAGTTTGCCATGTTTGTACCATGACCACAATTATGACATTTATAGAACATGTCATTTTTTACTGGATACAAATACCCTCTTGCCTTGGTTTTATCTTTATGGGAATCACCACAATAAGGACATCTGAAGTTAAACAGATTGTTTCCTCGTTGTTTAAATTGCTCTAACCTGGTAGATAGAATATTGATATATTTTAAATCTATATAATTTGACATAACACTTGTGTTAGTATACATGAGTATACATGATATGTCAAGTCTGGTTGAGTAGTTAGTTTAGAACCAACCTGCTGAATTGATGATTTTTGGCATGTTTTTTGCCACTATGAATCCTATAGCAAGAGCACCACCTATAATCAACCATCTCCATCTTTCAAGAACGGAAACTCTTCCGTCAAAGCAAGCTCGTAAGGTTTTCATTTCTAGTAGTAATCTTTTTTCAACTTGGGAAATATCTCTTTGTAAATCTCTATACACCATATCTAATTCTTCACCCCTTTCTCTCACTTTATCAAATAAGATTTCTTCAGTTTTTTCTGTTTGGGTAAGTTTTTGCTCATGCACAGCTAACATCTGTTTAATAGATGTTGATACATCTGTTAGTTTGTCGATGGCAGTATCGAGCCTAGAATGAATCATATTGCCGTTAGCAATATCTTTCTTTAATCCTTCTATATCTACTGCTAGTTTCTGTAAATTATCTTCTGCCATATGTTTATTTATAATCGAATAGCAATTGTGTTTTGATTTCGATACGCTTAATTGGCGTGTTGTTATATGTTTTGCTGTTCACTTCTATTTATTCTTTATAAGAAGTCTAGGGTTGCACTAGGGGGTAGCACAACCCTAACTAACACTTGTTAGATACTACTTCTTTTGAGTATACTTAGTTTTTTGATTGTTCGCCTGTATCTATGTTCTTTTTGTAGGCGTGTCTTCATCCATTCTAGATTTTCTAAGTACCTCTTTTGTAGTTTTGTTGGTATCATTTTTTTAATAGTTTTTTTTAATTTAGTTTTTTGTGTCAGCGTCAAATTTTTCCTCCGTTATTAATTTAATCGTTTTCCTATCATGTACCATACTATAACTTTTCTGATTCATTGGACTTTATCTGGACCACCTCCTCTTCAATGATTCAGTTTGTTCAAATTAAATTTTCACTACTTCGGCGTATATATTGTTATCAGTTCCTCCTTTCCTTTAACTTTAATTTTATCTATTTCTACTGATTCTATATTCTTTAGTTTCTCCATTGTGTATGAAGAATATAGAGTAGAAAGTATATCACCATTTTCATCTTTATAATTTCTTGTAGCTGCCTCTAGTCTTGCGGCTAGATTAACAGCATCCCCAATTACTGAATAATCAAATCTTGTATCACTACCCATGTTACCTACGATACATGTTCCTGTATTTACACCAGAACCTATATTAATATCGGGTAGTCCTCTTTCTTTGAAATCTTGTTTTAATCTTTTTGTTTCTTCAGCACATTCAACAGCAGTTTTTACTGCCATTTCAGCGTGTTCTTTACAATCAAGTGGTGCATTCCAAAATGCCATGATACAATCGCCCATGTACTTATCAACTGTACCACCATTTTCTAGTACAATTTTTGTCATGCGATTAAGATAGTCATTAATAACTTCAACTAGTCCTTCGGGGTCATCTTTGTTTTTGTAGTATTCCGATATAGGTGTAAATCCTA